TTTTAACATGTTGGAGATGTCCTCACTTTAACATTGATTGAAGCTTTTCACGAATTTCATCTGCACTTAGTGCTCCCCTATCTCCACAAATAAACTTCTCATAGGGACCATTATAAAAATCTGCAAACGTTTGTTTTGAGATCATATTAAAAACTTTTTCAACCTCAACTGGAAACTTCTTATCTGGTGAGATAGACATCTCCTCCTTGATATGTGATTTAGCACCCTTCTTCTTCATGTACCACGACAGAGCCCATGGGTTCGTGATTCCTTTGTGCTTCTTCATCGCCTCGGTCGTGCCTTTCCAACCCAGAGGACTAATTTCATCGAGCTGCTCAAAGTCGGTGGCAGCGTCCTCACCAACCCTAAGTAGGTCTATCAGAAGCTTCATGCTCGAAGTCTCAAGATAACAGGAACGAAAGGACTGCAACTTCGCCCTTGCGAAGTACCAACGTGCATATTGTTCTCTTTGAACATTTACGCTTGTATAAGTCCACCGATCGCAGAACCAACGATCGCTGGAACCAGAACTTGGCGGGTGTGGTCGAAGCGGACGGTGAGGTCAATGGTGACCTTCTCGCCTGTTGAGTAATCCACGTCGGTCCAATTGACGTTTTGCAAGAAGCAACCTTCATACTTCCACTGCTCGACGACGATTTCGTTACCGTCCATCATCTCAAGCAGCATGCCGAACTTGTAGCCGAATGCGGTGGGTTCGGGCGCAAGCCATGGGCCAGAGGCTCCGATCAAGCGTTGCTGTCTTTCAAGCTGAGATTGAATCGCGGCAGACGCACGGTTCGTGATGTCGTCTTCGATCGTCAACGTAGCTGGTTCGAAGGTGTGCTTGCCCGCGACATAGATGCGAGAGTTGTAACGGTCAAGCTGAATTTCTTCGTACGAGAGACTCGGACGAGTTGCGGTGATGACCTGCATAGATAGGTCATTGGGTGTAGATGCGTTGGCACCCAAGCCACCACCAAGGCCGATGAACAGAACCCGCCAACGGTTCTTAGCCTTTGGCTGAAGAACGCCTTGTGCGATTCCTGCGATACCTACCTGCGATAGAGTTGCCATCTTTTCTTCTCCGTGATCCAGCTGTCAAGAGTATTTATCTTAAGAGGACTATTTTGGGTCATCCTCATCATTGTCTGTGAGCACTTCTTGGAGCCCAGTTGGGTCGGTTTCATCTAGCGGCAACACAGCTTGATCACCAGGCTCTGGGTTGTTCGGGTCGATGATCGTCGTGTCATAACCATCAAGGAATGGAACCAGCTCACCTGTCGCATCCATCTCGAAGAGTCTGAGTTCCGAGTCACGTGACATGCGGATGATGATCTTTTGAATTAGCCCCTTGCGAACATCTAATGGTGGTGATAGCCAGATCGGCAGCCTGAAGTTAAGCGTCCAGATGATCATGCGGCGCTCAACACCAGTCGGGTAGATCTCCTCGTTGGTGATGCCTTCGAGGTAGAGCTTGCTGATCTTCGTCCAGTCGAACGGCGTATCATTGAACTGAAGTTGCATGTCGTAGTCGAAGAGTATCAGAATTTGCTCGAGAATTTGGTACATCTGATCGGTATTTGAGGCATGGATCGACAAGTCCATCGTCATGTCATAGGGGATCGGAACCACACGATAGATCGTCTGCACGTCATCTGGAAAGACCCCACCCTGTGGAAGGATCGTTCTACGATCCTCAGCATTGACGCCGTGAAGTCGATCGGGATTGATGTTGAGCCCCGTCATAAAGCAGGCCATAATCGGCAGGGTGTGCTGCTTATTTTGGGTGTTACCGCCACCGATCGCTGCAACGACTCGGTCAGCCGAACCGTAGCGAATGGGTACCTCAAGCTCGGTGATCGTTCCATCGGCGCCCTGACCTGTCTTCACGGTGAGACCGGTAAAGACGTTAGCAAAGCCGATAATAAACTTCTTGAGCTGTTGGTTGTAGTAGTAGTTTTTGATCGTCATGATATCTCTCTATAGTTTTGCATATTCATCGAAACCAGCATCTTTTTTAGTGAGGTAATCTTATTGTTATGACAGTAAAAATTATTCATCAAAATCGATGGAACTCCATCTAGTGACGTGAGCTTGTTATGTGAACACTCAAAGAAGCTTTTAACAGATTGAGGAGCTCCTCTGAGAGATGTAAGTTGATTGTGTGAACAATCAAAGTAACCTTGAATAAACCTAGGAGCTCCATGAAGTGACGTGATCCCTCGATTTTGGCAATTAACATCGCCATCTTCATCCACCTTAAAGACATCGAACTTAACTTCATTCAGGTCTACGAGCTTCATAGGTATCTCTTCTCGTATTCGGCCCAAATTAGCTTGATCGCCTTGCGCCACTTAGCCTCACTCGACCTCTTAAGCGCCGACAAGAAACCGTTCTGCTCAGCCCACCCATCAAATAGCGCTCGAGTCTGGCCATGATGGCCCGTCACCCGCCCCTTCTCAGCGATAACGCGAAAGTCTCTGATCGCGCTCTTGACCAGCGGGTCAAATTCTATGTTCGATGTGAAGTAGTCATCCTTGGACGGCTCGTCCGATCCCTCACCCTTGACTTGATCTAGGTGCAATAGCGCAAGCACGTGGTGCTGTATGAAGTGCGACAGCTCATGCTCGATGCTTCCCAAGCCGTTCTTGATCCTTCGTGAGATCAACGCTGCATCATCTCCGATGTTACCTGAGAGCTCTAGGTTGGGGAGTGAGATCAAGATCTCTGGTTCTGTCTCATCATCAAAGTAAACAGCTGTTTGATCATTGTGAATCTCAGGATGCTTAACCATGACGACGGTGAAGATCACCTTGAGCTTCTTAAGCTTGTTCTCGATGTTCGTACCTTCTTCGGTAGGCAGCTTCTTCTTCACTTGGTCTAAGTAACGCTGGGCGATGTCGGCAACTGGGAACGTTAGTGAGAGGTTTTTCGCCTTTCCAGCCTTTCCGATGTCACGAGCGCTAGGTAGCGGAATCCCCATGCTGTTAGCCACCCGCAGCATTGTCTTCAGTGCAAATTGCTGTTCGTCTTTGTCATCGCCGGCACCCTTTAGTAGATTGTAAAGAACGTGAGCCACTGCAACCTTCTTGAAGAAGAGCTCGGTATCGTTCTTGAGCTTGGGTGGAAGCTTTATCAACCCTTCATTGAGGAAGGTGGAGAAGCTCATCTGACGTCAGGCTCCGGTAGTTCGATTTTCGACAGCTTAACCGTTGACTCTTTTTCGATGCCAATGCCCATTGCGTGAAGGATGACAACCATCTTACCCAACTCTGGGTTGAAGAAGAACTTTTCATCTAGCTTAAACAGCCCGCTGAACTTACCAACGCTGATGAGCACATCCTTACAGATGAAAACCTTCTCGGTAGGATCATATCCCACGACGAGGATCGCGTGCTTGTTGACGGAAGTACGACCACGCTTGAGCATATTGATCGGTGGATAGGGAATGATTCCAGCGTGCACCTTGTCCATGAACTCCTTGGACAAGGTCTCACCATATTTCTCCATTTCCATCTTGGTCGTGTGCTCACTACGCCAGCCTGAGATGATGCTAAAGAAGTCCCAGTAGACGTCATTGATCGTGATCGATAGCAGAACGACGTGACCACGTTTCAGTTCACCCTTAACTTCGCTAGTCTCTGTGATGTCGGTGATATCAAGCTCGAGCTTGTGCAACTTAGGTTCATGCTTTGAACGAGCTCCCTTATTCTTAAGAAAGTCGTGGATCACCGAGTAATGCGGTGGGATGCCGTCGTAGCCGATGCCGAGATCCTTCTTAAGCGCTGGTGCACTAAGCTTAACTCGACCATCCGACACGATTTTGATTGCCTCAACAAGCGCGTTGATGAAGCATGCATTGACCTCACCCTTCTCGAACTTGTCGAGAGCATTATGAATGAAGAGCAAGTCCTCACGATCGATTACGTAGGAGCTGCCGGCTTCTGTCAGATAAGATTTGAACTTCATAGCTTTGCATACTCTTCTAGCCCAGCATCTTGCAGTGCAAACTTACACTTTAAGACGCCTTCGTGACCGTTAGTGTTGGGTAAGAACTTATTCATGATCATCTCAAGCTTCTCAAGATTCGCATTCAAAGTAGGTCCAAAATTGTTATGTGAATCATCAAAAATAATTTTTTGACAACCCTTGATGTACAGCACTCCAAGCACATGTGACTTGATCGGGTTTGAGTAAACGATGATGGGTCCAGTCATTTGCTTAACCTGCTTGTGAATGTCTTTTAGCGATGTAAGCTCGTTGTTGTGAAAATCCAAATGATCACCGATCTTGGGTGTGATTCCTTCTAGCGTCATTAATTTGTTTTGAGCACACTCAAAATAACCCCCAACCTCATCAGGCGCTCCCTTAAGGTTGATTAGCATGTTTCCAAAGCAAGAGAAAAATTTACCCACGATCCTAGGAGCTCCCTCAAGTGAAGTAAGCTCATTAGGATGAAAGTGATCATCTAACTCTCTAGCACATGTAAAACCTCCAGTAACCTCCTTAGGAGCTCCACTGAGCGAACGCAGGTTCTTGTTTCTACAGTTGAAATCTCCAGTCCAAACACGAGTATGTGTATCAGAGTTGACGGCGGCTCCATTAATCATCATCCCAACCAAGGGCCAGCCGGCACCGACCACGGCAGCCTCATAAAGGTCGTTCAGCTTCATTGGATCTCATCGATCGGCTTACTGTTAGCCGATCCCATGATCTTTGCCATCGTCCGCTTATTCGACTCTGGCTTGAACCTCGTGTTAACTTCAACGACTCTCCACCGCTGGATGCCGGCGAACCAACGTACTAGCTTGTCAGGCGGTCGAATTGACGACGCCACGTTGGTGTAGGTGAGCCGATGATAGTGTCCATCGGCGATCGTGCTTACGTCTGGTAGAGAATCTCCTGTGGTGTAGTTCTCGCCGTTGGGTGGCAGTGCATCCTCGACGTAGAGGTCATTACCGTCATACTTGCTGCGTGGCTTGATGAGCGGCTTACCGCTCATGATGTCAGCTGGATCTTGCCCGTCTTGCGGCACCGCATCGGCCGATGCTTGCTTGATCGCCTCGTTTGCCTCGTAAGCTTGTTGATTCTGAAGCAGCCCATCAGTAAGCAGCTCAGAATCGGTCTGTGTCGCGTTTACCTGTCCAGGCACGCCTAAGATGTCTCTGTGCTCTACCGACGGTAGGATCGGTTGAGCGTAGAACTTGAAGAGCTGTGGCTTCCAATCAGGCGTATAACCATCGGTGCTCCAAGCGCAATCAGTAACCTCGACCCACTTCCTGACAGGTCGAAGGTTCGGATCGTACTGTGCCTCGCCAGGCACCTCACAGATGTCTCCTACGACGACCGGTCGACCCAGCGTCATGATCATCATCGCGTAGCTACAGGTAAAGATGTAGGTTTGCGGCAGGTTGATACCAAAGCGTGCTAGCTCAGTTTGGACATCCATCAGGTCATAAGCGCATTTCAACATCGTGGATGTACGACAGTATGCTCGGTCGCGATTCTCAAGGAGCATGAAGTCCTCGATATTCTCAAGTGACACTTGAGTCTCTTCAAGCAGCTGAAGCTCAACGACTTCCCACGGGCTGTTCGCCGCCACTCCGTTGAAGAATGTTGGGATGAGCCGCCACTTATTGTACATTGCATTGGCGTTGACCTTGACAACGACCATCGTGTCGGAGTCTGGGATGTTGACAACGTCGACTCGTTTCCAGGTGACGCCGTCATCAGAAGCCTCAACGCGAACCTGTGAAGCACGGCTAGCTTTGTCTTCACCCTGGATGATCTTGAAGGTCGAGATCTTCTTGCGCACCGGTTCCGATGGGAAGTAGCGCTCACGGTCAACGGCCGGAACGATCAGATCCCAAGCCTTCTTAGTACCGAAGTCATAGCCGATGTAAGCTGGAGCGTCAACGACATCAGACCCTTGTTGGATCGAGTGCCAGGCAGCATCATTCACGTTGAATGCGTCAAGTACGTCGAACCCAGCAGGCGTGCCTGAGCTAAGTGCGAAGCCTGACCCAGTCTGGTCGATCGTCGAACCTTGGCTGTGAACACCAAGCAGTGGGAAGATGTTGACTGGACCCGCCGCCATGTTAAGCTGCTCAGCCATCAGGCTTGCGAGGTATTTCGAGTCATTGATTGCACAGTCCGATGTTGAGTAGTCTACGGTACCGATGCACAACGGCGGTGGTGCGTACTTACCACCGACAATGTTCTTGTTGTCGAAGGCAAAGCTTGGCTTCGTGCCCTCCTGGCAGTTGTCTGCTGACGGTGGGGCAGGCGGCGTCTTATCGGTCATTTCGATTTCCAAATGCTCTTCCAACCAGGAAGCTTACCACCTGGCTTGAAATCAGGGTGCGGTTTACTAGCGCTTTGCTTCATCAAGTATCCAGACATATCTTTACCGAAGGTCGATTCGTTGGTTGCTCTTCACGTACTCGATGATAGGAATCGTCACGTAGTACGCTGGAAATCCATAATCATGAAACTCTGGATCTGCAACGACGCACATAATGTCGGACCCATCTTCATTCACCAAGATTTCTTGAACTTTAGGATCAAAGATGTCATTAAAAATTGACCCAGCGATTGAGTTGATCAAGCCCGGAACGTTCCTTGACATATCTAAAAAGCTCCAATCATTAAGCTTCTTACCTGATCTCGTCAAGACCTCATCAAGCTTCATCTTAGCCGATCACAAATGGAGAGAAGAAGTTGTCTGGTCCATTTTGACCTACCTCAAAGTCTAACATCTGGCGCAAGCAATCTTCTTGTAGTCGAGTACCTTCTGCTCGTAGCTCTGATGCATTCAGAGACATGCTACCCCCAGGACCAGGCAACGTCGTGTACTTACCACGCACGTTAGCAAGCATCATCATAAGCTCAGCCTCAGCCCACTGTTGAATCCACTGTTGCATCCACCTGTCAACGAGCAACTCCTGCTCTGGTTTCTCACAGGTGCACTCGATCAGCACCTTCTCGTGAGTAGAGAAACGTCGATAGATTCTCATCTCGCGTGACGACTCACGCCAGTTAAAGGCAACCTCGCCCGCGAACAACAGCGAGTACATCTCGGACATCGCGTGGATCAAGTGGATCGACACCAGGTCGTACTGCACGCCTGGGGCATAGAACTGGTTCAAGAATTGCTGAGCGTAGATGTTGTCAGGTGCGAAGTTCACCAGTCCTAACAAGTTCAAGCGATGAATCTTCAGCACGTCGACAATCTTATCGGTTCCTAGCGCTGGGTCATTCAAGTAGTAAATGTCTTGTGCCGGTTGCATCTGCATGAAGAAGTACTTCTTGTAGTACGGAGTGTCGGCACGACGACGAATCTCTTGTAACGCGTTGTTGAGCGCGATGTTAAAGTGATCTTCTGTTAGCTCAACGCAAACCATCGGGTAGCCTAATTGCTTCTTCAAGATGTCAACTAGGTTAGCACGAGCTTCATAGCGCCCATCATCACCAACACCCATCCTGTCGTACATAGGTAGGCCGGTCTTCGATTCTGCCGATTGCCACTGGCTACCGTCCCAAATCTTAAGCTGCTTTTGCGTCGTATTGTAGAAGAAGTCACCGATCGTCGGGTAGTTAAACGGCAGTCCATTGATGCCTGGACGTGAGTCAATGACAACGCCAGTGTCATTGACTCCGAAATTAGACGCTGTATTGAAAGGAAACTTTGGGTCGACCTTATCCGCGATGACGGTGTGAGCTTCTGTTGTTTGCCACTTAGCTCCATCCCAAACAAAGATCAAGTTTTGGTCTGGGTCATAGTAGACGGTTCCAACCGCTGGGTTCTCAGGAGGACCGTAGGCTCGGTCAATCTCACCTGCGAACGTCTCGGACTTCTTAGAGGTTGGGTATGAAAGCACCCCGGCCGTAAAGTAGGTTCGGACGTTGGTGACCATGTGCGCTGAAAAATAGTAAACATCAGAAGGCTCTAGGCCGATCAACTCAGCTGTCACGGTGGTCGTGTCATTGTAAAGCGCGACGACTACTTGTGCACGACTGATCGTGTTCGCTGGAACCTGGAAGTCATTTGAGGCGGTGTACTTTACCCCATCGGTGGGGAAATTAGACTGGTTGATCTCGACCGTATTGGCGACGATCAAGATCCCGTTATAGATCTTGAAGTTGGTTGGGGTTGTCCAGGTAAGCGTACCTGTCGTATCACCCGTTCTGCTGAAGTTGAGGTCGATGCTTGACCCTTCAGCGGCTAGCTGGTTGATCTTGTTGCTAGTTGATCCGTATTCCATGTGTCAGCTCCATCCGTATTGCTTATTTAGCAGTTTTGGGTGGTTAGTGTAAATACTCTGACAGGAGAAGCTATGCTAGAAACCCTCATCGACATCTTCCAGTTCGTGCAAACGAACATGATCACGATCGTCTTTATGACGATCTACGTGATGCTGGTGGGTGCGCTCATTCGACTGCACTTCAGCAAGGACTACGAGAAGTTCAACGTTGCGTCGTTGATCACGTCGGCAACTGGAGCGTTAGATTTTGGAAAGCTTAGGGTCGTAACGATCTTCTTCGGCACCACCTATGCCTTCTTTTGGCTCTTACAGAACCACGCCGATATGTTCAACAACTATGCCGCACTCTACGTGACATTGTGGCTGACGCACCAGGTTGCTGACAAGATGTCAAGAACGAATAAGGATAAGCAAGATGATGTCAATCCCAACATTGACGCGCTCACCGCGGCAATCCAAAA